CTCGAAGAAGCGGGGCGCGTGGCAGTAACTGACCTACGGCGACTGTTGCGAAGCCGGGCTGAGAAGCATATTGCGAAGCAGAGTCCGGCTATCGGTCAATTTAACCTAATAAATGAGCGCGCTGTGGAATATGCGCGAGAGCGGGCGGCCGTGGATGTTTTCGCCGTTAGTGAAGGTACTCAGACGGCTATTCGTGATCTGGTTGTGCGGAGCTTTCGGGAGGGTAGGACCGGGGATCAGTTGGCGCGTGATATCCGGGAAGTGGTTGGGCTGCTGCCGCGCCAAGCCACGGCTCTAGAGAATTTCCGTCGCCGCCTGGAAGTGGCAGGGCGGGCACCTGCGAAGATCGCTGACTTAACCGAAGGCTACCGGCGTCGGTTACTACTGCAACGGGGCCGGATGATTGCGCGGACGGAAATCGTTAACTCATCCATCCAGGGACAACATGCGGTGTGGGGACAGGCGGTCGAGCAAAACCTCATTGGTCCAAAAACCAAAAGGCGTTGGATTCTGACTACCGACAACCGGTTGTGTTCGCGCTGCGAGGATATGCGGGGCAAGACGGCAATCCTTGGGCAGCCCTACGATAACGGAATTATGGGTCCGACGCGGCATCCAAGCTGTCGGTGCGGAGAAGTGCTTACCGAAATAGACCAACTGGGCGAAATTTGAAGAAATCAGGCAAAACGGAGAAAGCATGAACTGTCCCATGACTCTACCTTCGGGGCAAACGTGCAATGCACCCATGACCGTCCGCGGGACGGCTTGCGGTTCGGGCCTTGTCTGTCGCCTCCGAGTCTGTCAGGGAAAAGTCAGGCATGAAATCTTCACAGAAGAACGGGTAGGAAACAAACGGCTCTGGAACCTGCTTAGAGCTGCGGCCATGCAAAAGGCCCGCGCTAACTTTGTGACTACCAGTAAGCATAAAGCGACCACCCGCTATTGACACTCACACCTCAGCCAATCAATAGTTAGAGTCGTGAGCAATACCATCGGTACGGCAAACATCACTTTTGGTATCGCTAAGGTAGATGCCCCGAAGAGGCTTGTATTCGGTTGGGCATCCCTAGCGGTCAATAGTGAGGGCGAGCAAATTACCGACCTGCAGAAAGACCTGATCGATCCCGAAGAATTGGAATCTGCCGCCTATGATTTCGTGTTGCACTCCCGCGAAGCCGGGGAGATGCACGAAGAAGGGGGGAAGGGCCGCCTGATCGAGAGCTTCATGGTTGACGCTACGAAGTTGGAGAAGATGGGGCTGGCAGGAGCATCAACTCCCCAAGTCGGCTGGTGGCTCGGCTTTAAGCTGAATGAGGAAACATTTGCCAAGGTGCAGAGCGGGAAGCTTCGTATGTTCTCAATCCAGGGCACGGCTCAGCGCGTGCCGGTTAAGGAGAATGGGTAATGGCTGAGAAGCTGAAAACCCGGTTACGCAACTTGCAGATCAACCGGGTTGACCTAGTGGATCATGGAGCCGCGCTCGACCCTACGACGGGTGAAGGGGCTTACGTACTGCTGATGAAGCGGGCCGAGGAAGGCGAGCTGGTTGACATTGGCAAGCCCTACCCGAATGAACACGCGGCCCGGATGAAATCGCCAGATGGTTACAAGCGGATGCGCCGGCAGAACGATAAGTTCGGCCCCGGCATCCACGCGATCTTCGGCGTTACCGATGAGGACAAGACAGAACTCCAGGCAGTACGTTTTGACCGGGAGAAGTTCACGGCGGCGGAAGCGAAAGCTTGGCTGAAAGAGCAGGATATGAAGTCCACGGGTTTCGAGCCAGCGGCAGAGAAGGCAGAGAAAAGCACGGCTCATAAATCAGAGGAGCGGAGGTACAAGAAAATGTTGGATAAGGAAACAGTGGTGAAGCGTTTGAATGAAATCGAGGGGACGGAGGACATCACGGCTTTCATCGAAGAGTTGCACGCCAAAGCCAACCCTGTTACTCCCGCCAAGCCGGAGGATGTGTTCAAGAGCCTGCCACAGGAGATCCGTACGCGGATTGAGAAGGCAGAATCCGATGCCGCGGCAGCACAGACCCTGGCCAAGCGATTGCAGGATGAGAAAGAGCTGGGCGAAATGGTGGCAGTTTGCAAAGCCTGGTCCAGTATCTCAGTTGACCTGGCCACGCTGCCCGCTCATCTGCTGACCGTGAAGCGAATCGATCCGGCTGCCTACGAAGCAGTCAGCAAGCAGATCGACGCGGCCAATGCCGCCTCGAAGCTGACCAAGGAAATCGGCCGCGCGGGCGAGGAAAGCTCGGGGGACGGTACGGCGGTCGGCGAAGTCCGTAAGTTGGCGGAGGCGCTCGTCGCCAAGGATGCCAAGATCACGCACGACGAAGCAGTGGACTTGGTTTTCCGCGACCATCCAGACCTGTACAAGCGGTATCGGGCAGAGACCGCCGTTCACGCGTAAATACGGCAGCAGAATCTTGACCGGGAGGGAATGACATGGCAGGAGCAACAGAAATAGGAGTTTTGGATCTGAGTTTCAAGGCTGAGCAGACGTTTGCCGCAAAGCAGTACTATGCGGTGGAACTTTCCGCTGATGACCAGGTGGATGTTTGCGATGGAGCCGGTGATACGGTCATCGGCGTGGTACAGAATAACCCGGCGGCCGGGCAGGCCGCTACAGTGCGCGTTCTCGGCGTCACCAAATGGGTTTCAGACGGTAACGCGGCGGCTATTGTCGTCGGCTACTACGTTGGCACAGATACGGCGGGCAAGTGTGTCAGGAAGAGCACCGATAAGGACAAGGTGGCCGGCATTGCGCTCGGCGCCTCGACGACCGATGGCGCTGTTATCGATGTGCTGCTGACTCCGGGTGTCACACTGCGGGTTACGTAACTGAGTGCTGAGTTATTGAGCGGTGAAGTTTAGCAAGCGAAACTTTTCGGGAGGGAAATGTCATGAGTTCTCCTACATCGAGCGACGTGCATGTGGATGGGTTGCTGACGAACGTCAGCATCGCCTATAAGAACAAGAGCTATATTGCGGATCTGGTTTTCGGCTTGGTTCCGGTGCAGCGCCAGTCTGACATTGTACCGCAGTACGACAAGTCGCACTGGTTCCGCGACCTGGCGAAGCTCCGGGCGCCCGGCACCAGGTCCGAGCGGTCGGGTTTCAAGGTTGATAACACCGCGAAATACTTCTGCGACCGCTACTCCTTCGGCTTTGAGATCCCGGATGACGTGCGGGCCAATGCCCAGGCGCCGTATGACTTGGATCGGGACGGGACGGCCTTCGCCACCGACAAAATCCAAATGGCGCGGGAACAGAGGTTCGCCACGGACTTCTTCACCACAACCAAGTGGACGACCGACAAGACGGGCGGGACTGATTTCACGAAGTGGTCCGACTACGGCGCCTCCGATCCGCTGGGTGACATGGAGGCGAGCAAGGAAACCGTAGAGGGCCTAATCGCCGAGAGTCCCAATGTTCTCGTCTTGGGCCGCCAAGTCTGGACAAAGCTGAAATGGCATCCGGATCTCATCGATACCATCAAGTACACGCAGCGCGCGCAGATGACGATTGATCTGGCGGCGGCGCTGTTTGAACTCGAAGCGATCCTGATCGGCAAGGCGCTAACCACGGCCACAGTAGAGGGTACGGCAGAAGCCTCCGTGACCTACACGCGCATCTTCGGCAAGCATGCCCTGCTGCTCTACCGGCCGCCCACGCCTGGTTTGATGACCCCGGCGGGTGGCTACACCTTTGTGTGGCAGCGCGTCCCGGCAGCTATCCAGTACATCAAGCGCATCCGGGACGAGGAGCGCGAGGTGGATGTTATTGAGGCGAACTCGTATTTCGACCAGAAGATCACGGCGGCTGATTCGGGGTTATTTGCTTACAACGCTGTAGCCTAAGCATACCGATCCTTTCGATGGAGGAGTGATGGCGCAACGAGGAAGGCCAAGAAAGCAAAGCTTTGAGATTCCCTCTGAGGCCAAAGTTGAAGTGGGAGTCCGGCAGCCGGAACGGGGAAAACTCTACTGGTGCCGGCGGCCTTTTGATTATGGATTGCCCTCTCGCCCTTATGATCGGGGCGAACTATTGAAGATGATCGGGTTGCGCAATGACGAGAAACTTGTCCGGCTCGGCTACCTTCAGGAATGCCCGCCTGGGCGGGACACTTGGGAGTGTGGTCATTGCGGCGGGCGGTTTATTGATATGGGGAGCCGCGATGGGCACGTAAAGATGCGGCATCTGCGGGCGGGCCAGCCTCTAAGTGTAGGAATGGCCGGGGCAACGGGAACGCCGATTGATACCGAGGGCGAGGCCGAGGAACGGCGGCTGGAAGCTGTTGCTCCGCTCTACCTCGAAAGGACCGCAGCGAGTCAGGCTTAACA